GAGTTGCGGTTGCCGCGGTCGCGCAGGCCGATGCGGCCGGAACGCGACATCGACCAGGAGCCGGGCGGGGGAAATTTCGGCTGCGGCTCGTTGAGGGCATCCTGAGCCAGCGCCTTGGTCCTCGCCTTCTTCAGGTCTTTGGCGACCCGCTCCTTCGTCGTCTCGCTCTGCGTGATCTTGATGCAGCAGCGATCGGCGAGCTCCAGCTCGACGAACCGGATGAAGGCCGGTGTCCAGCGCGCCAGCTCGAGGCCGAGCCCGGTATCGTTCGAGACGTAGCGCACATAGATCGGCGTATAATCCGACGACCAGAAATTGACGTCGTCGACATATTGCGTCAGCGGGAAGGTGAAATACGGGTCGGCCGAGATCGCCACGGTGTTCACCCAGTCCGATGGCTTGGCGAAGACCTTGGCGTAGCCGAAGGACGGCGTGACGCCGGTATCGGCATCGGCCTGGATGGTCTCCATGGCAAAGTTCCAGGAGCCGGCCGACAGGCAGTCTGCGACCACGCGGTCGTAACGGCGCGCCAGAACGCGCGCGGATTCGATCGCCTCGCCGGTGTCCGAGACATTGGTCTCGCCGAGCTCGTCGAGCGCGGCGTTGAAGATCGCCAGTTTGGTCGTCACTACCCGCCTCCTCTATGTGCGCTTACGCCGCAGCCGCTTCCTTGGGCAGCTCCGGATCGACCCAGGCGAGACCCGTCTTCAGGTCCATCGGGCAGGGCCGGCCGGTCTTGAGATCGATCGCCGGACCGATGCACAGCGCCTCCAGGCCGCAGGCATTCTTTAGTTCGTCTCGCACGATCCTGGTGATGCGCAGCCAGGCCATGAAGCGGTTGTCGGCGGTGTTGACGTAGATCAGCGAGCCGATGCGGTCGATCTGGGTCTTGATGGCGTTGGCGGCGATCGGGCCGACCACGCTCACCCAGGCGACGCTCTTCATGACCTCATCGAAGCGCCAGCCTTCCGGCACGGTCAGCGTCATGATCTCGGTCTCGCCATAGCCGAGAGGCTTGAGCGAGGAGGGCGCAAAACATTTCGGCTTGGTGGCGCGCAGTGTCTGCTCCGGCGCCTTGGCGGCCGGCTGGGCAGCAGCAGAGGTGGCGGCAAGCGGCGATGCGGTCCTCGCCGGCTTCGGCGGGACGGTCGTGGTTTCGGACATGAGAATTCCCTGATGGTAGAAAGAAAAAGGGCGGCCCGATGAGGAGCCGCCCTGATGTCGCCAAGCGAGACGATCAGCTCGTATCGCCGATGATCACCTGGCCGTCGAGCGTGAGCTGGGTGGCGCCGGTATCGCTTCGGGCACTCACCCGAAGGCCGTACCAGATGCCGCGCGAGGTATCGTAATATTTCACGAAATCCCCCACGCTTGCGCCCTTCTGCGCTCCGTCGGAGACGAAGCCGGAGGCGATCACGTCGGCGATCGGTCCAGTGTCCTCGTAGACCCATTCCTTGCGGCCGGCGATCGACTGGCTGCGAAGGTTGAAGTTGGCGGACTGATAGTTTGCCATGTGTCAGCCCTCCTTAGATCGCCGAAGCGTCGTGCTTGAACTGCACGATGCCGGACTGTTGCAGGATCTTCGCCCCGGTGAACGATGACGCGCGGGCATAGGAATAATCCTGCTCGTCATTGTACCCGATGGCGGTGTTGAGGCCCTCGCCCGAGTCGAAAGCGCTTCCAAGGCTGTCGCGGTGGAAGAAGTAGCACAGCTCGGCGGCCGTCCCCACCCCGGTCAGGTTCGGGTGGAAGATCCAGTTGAAACCACCCCAGCGCATGGTGCGGCGGACCGGCCCGGCGAGGTATTTCAGATCGACATAGTCGATCTTGATGCCTTCCGGGATCTGCATGAAGTAGCCGCGGACCGCAGGGGTGCAGACCGCGAACATGTTGTTCTCCTCCTCGACCGGAACCTCGTTCTCGCCGAGAGTGACCGAGGCTTTCGCCACGATCGACAGCGAGAACGTCGTCGCTGCGCCGAGGTTGTTGGTCGCCGTATCCATCTGCGCGATGACGTCGGCATCGATGCGGCGGTTGAGAACCTTGCGGGTCGTCGATTGCATCAGGGCTTTCTGGTCGCCCTGGGACTCGAAGATGTTGAACCGGGTCTTGCGGACCAGGTCATGCCATTCGACGAGCGTCGCGGTCGGCTGGCTCAGATTGTCGGCTCGCGCCGGGATCAGGCCGTTGATACCGCGGGTGACGGCGCTGGCGCCGCCGGAGTCTCCGACCAGAAATGTGGCCTGATTCCCCTTGATCACAGCCTCGGTGACGGTCGTCTGCCGAAGCCAGGACATTCCCTCTTCAAAACCGGCAACGAGTTGTTGTCGATACTGAATCTGAGGGGCATTCTCTGCCATAGGTTTGGCACCTCATATAATGGTTGCTGAGATGCCGTCCGTTCCGGTTGTCTCCTTCCGATGCGTGCACGGATTGTCCCGCCCGGAGGCAGGCGCCGCTAACGCATCCAGGAGCGCGTTCGTGACGGGTGGGTGGATGACCGCCTATCCGGCGCCGATTATGTCGGGTTGTCCGGGCAGGGCGATCAGAGACGAACGTTCACCGCGAGCGGCAAACGCCGATAGGGTTCAGGCTCTCGCCTTCATCTTCTGCTGGGCGGTGATCAGCTCCAGCTCGCGCGCCTGCACGGCAGCGCTCCAATATCGCTTCGGCTCGCTGGTGCGCAGCTTCTGGATGTCGGCCAGCTCGGCATCGATGGTCTTGCCGCTCTGGTCGCCGTCCTCGGTGATGGTCGCAGCCGGGTTGACCTCGCGGGCGAGCCCGATCAGGAAGCGCACCATGTCGGGATCGTTGCCGATCACGCGGCCATCGGCGGTGCGCCCGCCCATCAGCCGCGCATAGAGCGAGCCCTCATTGGTGATATCGGCGCCGCCGGGCGCGGCGGCGAACAGCGGCGCGATGGCGTTGACCGAGCGGCGGAAGGAGGGTCCAAACTCGTCCTTCAGCGCCGTCTCTGCTTCGCGCCGGAAATCGTCGTCGGCCTCGTCGAGATCGGCGGCCTGTTTTTCCTGCTCGGCGTAATACCAGTTCAGCATCGCCTTGGCGACCTGGGGCGTGGCGCCGGCTGCATGGATCGCGCCGAGAACGCCGTCGACGAAGGGCTTGTCGGCCTCGCCGACCACGGCGCCATTGTCGAGCTGGAGATCTTTCAGATACTCCTCGGCCTTCTCCGGCACGCCGAGCGCCTTGTGGAAGGCGGCGACGTCCTCGGGCTTGGCGTCCTTGCCGGGCATCTTGATCAAGCCGCCGCTGGTCAGGCGGCTCTCGGCCTCGCGGTAGAGACCATAGACGCTGGCCGGGTCCGAGATGCGCTGAAGCCGGCGAAGCTCCTTCTCGTAGATCTTCTTGTCGCCGGCCGCCAGATGCTCGGCAGCCTTCTCGCGCCAATCCTCGGGCCAATAAGCTTTCTTGGGCTCGGGCTCTTTGGTCTCCTCGCCGCCGGCGATGGTTTTGCCGGTCTTGTCGTCGCCGGCTTTTTCCGCACCGGCCGCGGGCGGCGTCTTGTCCGCGGCCGCTTTATCGCCGGCATCGTCACTGGCATCATCGTCCGCCACCAGAGCGAGATCGTCGGCGCTGAAGCTCGGTGCGCCATCATCGCTCCACGGCGCCATCATCGGCTGGTCCCACCTCCATCGCATGCTCATTCACCCTTCTCTTCATCGATTGCGGCCATTGCCGCCATCCGTTCCTTGCGCTTGGCCAAAGCGGCTTTAAAGCGCGGTTTGTCGCGCTTGATCTTCTCGGCCTCGATTAAGGTTCCGAGGTCGCATTCGGCCTGGTATCCCTTGTCCATTTTCGGCATCGCGTTCGCCATGTCGGTCATCCCTGTTCGCTGAAATCGTCCTTGCCGCGAAAGACCTTGCCGATGTTGAGCTTGGTCAGTTTTACGATCGCCAGGCCGACCGAGCGCCGGCCGAGCAGGTAGTCGCGCACATCTGGACGGCCGGGAACGAACGGCTCGTCATAGGTGCCGCAAGCCTGGTGGATGATCCAATCGAGCGAACGCCTGATCTGCTCGGCCGATGGCGCCGTGAAGTCTTCGCCGGGGCGGGGCGTCAAACCCGCCGTGCGGGCATAACGCTCGAGCGACTGGATGGCGGCAACATCCTGCTTCTCATAGAGCGGCGGATGCCAGATTTCGTGCTTGCTCAACCGTTAGGCCCCCTGCTGACCGAGCAGGCGCTGCATCGCCTGTTGCTGCTGCATCTGCTGCATCAGCGCTTGCGGCGAGCCGCCTGCCCCGCCCTTCGGCTGGCCTGCGGTCATCAAGGCATCGACGCCCTTGCCGGCTTCCTGCGCCACTTGGCCTGCGGTGCTGACCTGGCCCGCCAACTCGGACAGCTGCTGCTGCTGCGCCTGTTGCTGGCGCGCGCCGGCGACGGCCTCTTTCGGCTTGAACCATTTCGCCTGCCAGCCGGCCGAGCGCATGGCATCGCGCGTCGATGCCTCCAGATCGACGATCTCCTTCAGGCTCGGGTCGAGCTGGATCGCGGGCAGATAGATGCGGTCGCGGACGTCGACATAGGTGTCGGCCTCGTTCTGCTCCACCAGCTCGTCGAGCGGCGAGCGGAATTTGAATTTCAGATCGCGGCCCTGCAAGCTTTGCGGCATCTGCTCGAAGGGGAAGACCTTCTCCAGCGACAGGAGCTGGAAGGTGCCGTCGCAGAGCGGATAGTTGTAGGCCGCCTGGATCG